TTGTAATTATCGTCACCAGTTTTGCCAATGATGTCGCCAACCCATAAATTAGTATTAGTAACAAAATTGCTAACGAAGTAATCAACAATAGTGTTATTGTTATAAGATTTAGACAACTTATGAAAGAAATACCTATCCCTTCTTTTAGTAAAGGTTTCCAATCTTGCAGTTGTTCTACCGAGGTGCTTATGAAAGTCATAAGACCTTCCTTTACTTGTGAAGTGGATTTTGACTGCCAGATAGATTTTATATACTTCAAAACCATTCACTTAACTATAATATTCTTCCTCAAGATATCTTAACATTGTTTCAGGATCTGAAACTTCGTAAGGATCATCATCACTTGAAAAATTATTCATACCTGGTTCTTCATTAATCTTTTTAATTTTACGATTATCTATAAATGCTGAATATCGCCAACTTCTCATACCAAAACCTTGTTTAGGTTTGTCAACTAACATACCCATAGCTCTTGTAAATTCTCCTGTGCCATCTGCAATCAATTTAACTTTTTTGATTCCACTATGATGTGCCCAAGCATTCATAACAAACGAATCATTTACAGATACACAATACACTTCATCTATATTAGAAGTTCTTATCCTATCGTAATTTGATTCAAAACCAGGAAGTTGTTTTCCAGAACAAGTTGGTGTAAATGCACCAGGCAAACTGAATAAAACAACTCTCTTACCTTTAAAGTAATCATCGGTTGTCTTATTAATCCACTCTCCACCAATAGGACATCCGCCTGAAGAATCAGTTGAATAATCGTCTCCTGTTCTTACACGAAATCTTACTAATGGTAATTCTTTATTTTTCATCGATTCATTTCCTCATTATTCATATAATATAACATAATCTATAAAAGAAGTCAATAGGCCGTGGTTTATTACGGCCTATCAACATTTAGCTAATTAGCGAAGCTAAAACGCCACTCCGCTGTATTACTTATTTAATCTTAATAGTTCTAGGTTTCTTACCTTCAGGGACTATTTTAACTAAAGATACTCTTAAAAGACCGTCTTTAAGTTCAGCACCTTTTACTTCCACATCGTCAGCGATAGTAAAAGTTCTGCTAAAGTTTCTTTTAGCGATACCTTTATGAAGTACACCATCGTTGTCCTCAACTTCTTGCGTTTCTTGGTCTTTCTTTGAAACGATTGTTAGAACATTGTCGGCATATTCAACAGAAACATCTTCTTTAGAATATCCTGCTAATGCGACTTCTATATCATAAGTCAGTTTACCTGTCTTTCTGATATTGTATGGTGGATAATTTGAGACTCTTGGAAAGTTTAAGTCTGTATCTAGCATTGACTCAAAATGGTCAAATACTGAATCGAAACCTACACTTATAGGTCTTAAATTATTAAAAAATTGAATTGCTTTTGAATTGGTCATAATTGAACCTCCTTTTGTTAAGCAAAGTTAATTTTCCGAGAACCCATTATGGCGTTCTCTATATTATTTATATAAGTACTATCTCAAAAATGTCAAGCACTTAATATAAAAAAGTGGTGGTTTTTACATAGACATATTCGTCTTATGAGGAGAACCACCTAAACTCCAGCGACACCGTATTTGATTTAATATCTGGTTACGGCGACCTTTTACGCTCTGCCAGGACTTATGAATTGCCTAAGCATAATATATATACAACTTCAACAAATTGCAACAGCGTAAAATACATTAATATCCTCTTTGAGCCATCAGCTTTTTCTTATTTTTTAAAAAGCTCTAGTCATTTCTTTTTTCTTACGATTCTTTTTGTCGCAAGGTTTTTCATAATATTGACGCTGACGCAGTTCTTTTAGTCTGCCATCCTTCTGGAGTTTCTTCTTTAAAACTCTCATTGCTTGCTCAACATTATTATTTCTAACTACTACTAACAACTTTATTACCTCCTTTACACATAATTTGTACTATAAAATTTTAAATATTTGTATTCTTCTGGTGACAAATCTTTAATAAAGACCATTTTTTCTTGGTCCATATATACATCATACCTAACTTCACCATTTTTTCTTTTGGTTTTCCCACATTTAAATCCTTCTTTTATCTCCCACATCCTAGCTTGAGGACTTCTATCTGTTGGACACTCAATCCAAATAAAACCTTTTTTACATTTTTCTATTTGATTTAATTTTAAACTACAACAATTATTAACTACATACCTTGTTTGTGTTTTAATTTCTTTTCTTTTATCATCTACTAAAATATCTTTCTCCATATCAAATGGATTTAAAGATAGATGTATTTTATGACCTAGTGAAGAACAATGATTAGCATAAATCTTCTCTCCTAAATCTCCTAAAATTTTCATTCTTTCTTTTTCACTTATGTTCATTTCATATACCTTGTTAAAGCAGTTTCAATTTTAGTTTCATCAAAGAATAATGTCGCCTTGGTGTTTATAGTATCTCCATTATATTTTGTTTTATATGCGTGGCAATTTCTACAAAGTGTTTGTACATTTTTAGGAACATTGTTCCATCTATCTCCATCTATATGGTCCATTTCTAACATACAACTATCTTCAATCTTTGCTTCACACCAAATACCTAATCTTCCATCTTTATTCTCACAATAAGTTTTCTTATGTGGTGTAACCCCAGGTCTATTACGACCTCCCATATGACATCTATAGCACTCCGTTCTAACATCATAAGTACCGTTCTTATTTACCTTTCTGGTATGTACAGGACTTCCACAACCATCGTTGATACAATCTGGTTTAAATTCTTTATAATGATTTTTCTTTATCAATTGACTGCCTTACCTGTAAATGTTTCTTTTAATGCTTTTAATGGACTAGGGTCTGGTTCATTAGATTCACTATCCATTAATAAAATTATATAATGAATTGCCTTTAATAAATCTTTACGATTTTTTCCATTTTTCTTTCCATATCTACACAAATATTTAATAGCATTTGCCTGACAAAAATGTTTATCAATGTTCAGGTGTCTTAACATATCTTGGACTTGAAATCCGTCCTTTGTAGTACTATAATGTTCTCCATAAGTACCTTTTATATAATCTGAAATTTCTTTTATTATTTTATCTACATCTTTATATTTCATATATTCTCCGTGTGGTTAATTGTAGTCCTATAAAAAGGTAGGGAGCCACTACACTCCCTACCAAGGACCACACTATTTAATGAATTTGGATAATTAGACAAGGTCTTCCTGGTCTTCTTTATCGTCCTCATCATCATCGGACTCCATTTGTTGTGCCTTCAAAGCGTCAGCTTTTTGTTGAGCAGCGATACTTTCGGCAGTTGCCCCAGCATCCACTTTCCCATACAGGTCAACAAAGGAATTTTTTGTATCATCATCAAATCTATTAGTACATAGTTCAATCGCCTTCATCTTATTTCCAAAGATTGAATACGCCTGACATATGTGGACTAATCTTCTTGTTGAGATAATCTCATCAACTCCACCATCAAAGTATGTTTTTCTAATCACATCTGCCCAAGTAGAAAGTTTTTCTACATAGGTTGTATCTTTTTTACCTGATAGAGCAAGAGTATTATTTAATATCTTCTGTTCAGTTTTAGCAGAAGGATAAGTCTGTTCAAAGGTTACTGGAAATCTTTCCAAAAACGCCTCGTTCAGTATGTTAGTTCCGATAAACTTACCATCATCACTACCTTGCCCTTTAGTATTGGCAGTAGCAACAACATTGAAACCAACTTTTGGTTTAACAAACTTGTTTATCTTTTTAACATATACTCCGTTACCTTCAAGGATAGGTTGTAAGCACATTATCTTATTACTTGCAAGGTCAATCTCATCAAGTAATAGAATAGCACCTCTCTCCATCGCCTCTATAACTGGACCATTTTGCCATACGGTCTGACCATCTTTAAGTCTATAACCTCCCAGCAAATCGTCCTCATCTGTTTCAATTGTAATGTTAACTCTAATCATTTCTCTTTTAGACTCAGCACACGCCTGAACAACAGAAAAAGTTTTACCATTTCCTGAAAGACCTGTGATGAATATAGGATAAAATTTATTAGATTTAATTATGTTTCTAACATCTGGATGGTTACCAAATGATACGAAACTTTTATCTTTATTCGGAACAATGTTTCCTTCTAAAGATGAAATAACATATGCCGCTTCTTTTTTAGTAGCAGATACATTGTTAATTTGAGTATCATCTGGAACATTGTCCTTGTCTTTATTGTCATCTAATACATCTGGTTTAGTATCAAGTACTAACTTCTCATCTATATCAGGCAACTTAAATAAACCTTTACCAATTTTGTAGTGGTTATTTTTTGTTAACCATTGAGGTGCATAAG